CTATCCAACCTCCAGTGAGTGCTCAGCTAATCCCGCCTGCGTTCGCTCAACAATCATTTCCCTTTCCATTTTGTCCAATTGTCCCCAGTACATCATGGAGAGCCCCATTAGTGCTCTGGTATTAGTGATTTTTAATATTTGGAGTTTAGCAGATGGCACAACCCTGATTGTGTTCCCTTCAATTGATCTATTATTTTTATCAGTTATTTAGTATGCTTACCTTATCAATTAAAGTTTCATAATTACAAAATTGGGTCAGTATATAAATGAATAAAAGAAAAACGCTTTTCAATATACAAGCACTAAGGTTTATTGCTGCAGCCATGGTGGTTTTGGCACATGCCGAACTTGGACAATATGGCATTGGGAATATCGAAATCCTTGCATCTCTGGGAGGATTTGGCGTTATTATATTTTTCATAATTAGTGGGTTTATTATACCTTACGTAGCATATGGTGGCTCTCAATCAGAAGGAGAATTCAAAATATCTGCAGGGAACTTTTTTATGCGAAGAGTAATAAGAATAATCCCGGTATATGCTTTAATTACCGCCCTTTGCGTTCTATCAGCCTTCATAGTAAAACATTATATATCTTCCCCAACTCCACCTATTGCTTATTGGTGGCCCGAAACAAAAATCAGTCTTCAATGGTATCTTGAGAGTATTACATTCACTCACTGGCATCGCGATGCAATTCTAAGTATAGGTTGGACATTACAACTTGAATTTTTGTTTTATACTTCTTTTGCATTTTTTATTGCCATCAAATTATCAAGGTTAGAGTATATAGAGATCTTATTTTTAACTATATCCATAGTAGCTAATATTTTAACTTATCAAAATAACAGCATCATATTCGAAATTCTTCCGTTCATGAAAACACTGGCAAGACCAGAAATGGTCGTATTTGCTATGGGTATGTTTATGTATCGATTATACTTACTGGGCGCTATGTTAAAAAAAACAATTGCGCTTACAATATTAACTTTGTTTATTCCCACATTCTTATTATGTGAATACTTTAATATTACAACAAACATGGGGGGGGAATGGCATCGTCCTTTGATATGGGGGTTTTTCGCTTTTTATGGCGTCTGGGCAGCGTTGAGCCTTGAAGGTAAAATAAAACCGGCTAAACTTATTATTTTCCTCGGTGATGCTTCATATAGTATATATTTGACGCATGGTTTGATTACAGCTTGGGTATCATATATGTTTGTGTCTTTCGGACTTATTGATTATTCCAATGTATTTCTATATATTGGAATATACTTTATAATAAGTTGTGCGCTTGGCAGCGTCATTCATATGTACATAGAAAAACCCATCGCAGAATTTTTAAAACGTTTTGTTTGACCAAATGGTCATAACTACACTCCTTAAAATACGAAAGTAAATAATTAGAACATGTGCTTTGAGTTAAACACTCAAAGCACAAAATAAAAAGCGCTGCCATTGTCTATTTTGCCCCTTCTCACGCTCGTTTTTTATTTTATAATAATACACCTCCAGTTACACTGTTGTAATTAAAAGCATGAATCATCAATTAGTTCATCCCTTAATCTAACTCTTCCCCAAACGTTCCTATTCTGGTTCGGTGGGCCAGTTGATATTTGGCGCAGATGAAGTATCTATAGCCTGAATGGCTTTTATGTACTGCACCCACGCAATCAGACTTTCCTTATCCCCATCACTGATGATGTCCAGTCGCAATTCTGTCTGCCAGAGACTTATTTTCTCCTGCGCTTCAGCCAGTAACGCAGCCTTCTTCTGTTCAGCGGCTTCTACATCGGCAACGTGCTGCGCGTCAGTATCTGTTACCCACTTTTTGCCGTCCCACTTTTGATATGGTCCTGATGGCGCAACAGTTGTGTACCCCTTCCTGACTGGGCCGATATAATCTATAGTGGAAGATGAGGTATCATCGGTTGAATATACCGTTTCACCACGATGATCTTCATCCTGTCGCCATCCGGTGCCCGTGAACATAAAAACCTTTCCAGCAACCATTTCACCTGGATCAACATCTGTTGAATTACCCGGCATACTGACGCCAGCGTTAATATATTCATCTGACCAGCCAGCATATTCCATGGTCACTGCATCGTAATAAAAACAACGAATATCACCGGCCTGCGTTGCCAGACCATTTTCATCAAAGACAGGTTTCATTACTTTGCCCTCACCAGGAAATTGAATGCGATGTTGCGCGGTCGGTTCTCGTTTGCAATTGATACCGATGGGTCTTTTCCAGCACTGAAGAGAATACTTTGAGCAACAGTGCTTCCGCCTGGCTGGAGGTTCGTTAAGTTTTGTGCCCCCCCAGAATAAAGCGCACCAGAATTTGTAGTATTCCCAAAATATTGAACAAAACCGACTTCACCAGTGATATTTCGGATGGCATCCACCTGAGTACTCAGCAATGCCCTTCCTGAATCGACCCCACGACCATCATCCCAGATACGCGGGAATTCGCCTCGAGCTTCGGGAAGTGTAAGTCCAGGGAACACCTGTGCAAGTTTGGGGTATGCCGCAGCAGAAAATGACGCGCCGTTAAATTTTAAAAACACCATGTCAGACCATTCGCTTATGACCGTATTCGGCATTGCTGCGGAGGGCCAGAAGAATGGGACACCGATAGCTGGCGCACCAGACCCCATCCCCACATCTGCTGGCGTTGGCTTATATTTTTCAGAAAAGAGCTTATACTTCCAAATCGTAGTGTTGCCGGTTACAGCACGAATGATTGGTGTTGCTCCAGCAGAATTTGCTAGCGGAAGATAAATCTGCACTCGTTGTTTTGATACGGAATCATACAACAACGTTAGCACCATTCCGTAATCAATCCCAAAATCCGGGTCTGTATTACCGCCGTATGCATAAAAACCAGAACTTGTTGCGCTCGAAAGCAAGTTAATGTTAGGACCAGCGATATTTTTACCGATACCCAGGTCCGTTAAACCAAGGTTTTCGAGAGCCGTTTTCACCGTGCCATCCGATTTGATATCACCAAACGGATTCTTGCGGCTCAGGTATTCAACAGCAAACCCCGATCCCAGCAATTCAACAAAACCGGGCAGATCACCATTATCAAGCACATCCCGTTGCGTTTTATCACTTACAAACTGGGCCAGAGCTGCAGCAATAAAACTGGCCTGCCGAATAACCTTATTGACTTGCGCACTGGAGGCTTTCCCTGCTGTAAATCCGGATAAAAGCGCGGGCAACGCTTCCCATTCCTCCTGCGATATAACATTGGCATTTCGATCCGTTGCAAACGCTTTAAAGTCATTTTTCGCCATCAGAGTAATACTCCCCATGCTCCTACATCAAAACCACTGATGAATTCGTTATCCATATCAAAACCAAAAAATTTTGAGCCTTCCGATGGGGTTTCCACCGAAGGTGTTTCAATGCCACCCGCCCATACCCCGGCGGCTTTTACTGTGAGATACCCCTGTTTAATTGCCGCAATTAACTCACGCGATACATCTGAAATATCAGTATCAGGAAAGACCCAGACCGATATCGTCATGTCCTGGTTATCGACTATCTGCATTCGCAGCCCGGATCCTGCTGTTGCAGCGTCAAGAATTGCCGGAAGCGAATCATTCCGTCCATCCCAGTTATTAATCGCAATCTTCGCTTTAAGAATGACACGATAAGTTTCATCGCTGAGATACATGTATCCTGAATCAGGATCGTATGGTCCCTGCCATACCCCCTGATCATATCCAAGCCCGTCGGTATCCCAGCTGAAATAGATACCTGAGATAGGCTGGCTGACAACACGGCTACGTCCGATCCACAATCCAAGAATGTCAAGTTGCACACCAACCGCAGAGTCAATATCAAATGCAGTAATCAGCCCTCTGGTGGCAGCCGCAACATCAATAAGTGGCCGGGTCATCAGATCAACATGCGCAAGAAATTTAGGTTTGGTGGCGTGGTAGTTCGTGATTAGTTCGGTGTATTTGCTCATGACTCCACCGTTATAACGATATTTTCCGGGGTACAGGACGCAGATTCGTTGTATCTGATATCAATGTTTGATGACGACAAAGCCCCCGGGGATTTCCCAATCGTCAGTTCCTGAATATCGTAATAGCGTGCATTCCCGCTACTCACCACGCCAAGATTCGCCGGTGAGTAAATGCGACTTAAAAGGACCGAATCACCAATCATCAGACTATTGATATAGTCGGAAATAGCCTGCTGGATCTGCTGCCCTATCTGTGAGGTATAACCCGTAAAAACTTTTAATTTAATCCGGGCATAAACAGGCACATCACTGGAACGCGAGAATTTGATTACATGGGGATTGCCGTATTTATCCGGAACCGTAACGGATGTTGTACCGTGAGTGGCTGTCCCCTGGCCTTTATTTCCTCTGATAGCCTGAGCAATATCCGTTACATCACCGCCATCCACAATTACAGCAACAGAGTGTGGCGGTAACCCGTTACCGTCCTCCGAACCAGTATCGTTTTCATAGAGTTTGTGGCGGGTTACACCGGTAACATTAGAAACAGCACCATCCAGTGCTTCAAATGGGGTTATTGATGGCAACGCAACACTTTGCGACTGGCGGATACGTAACTCCGCATCAGTTTCTGCTGGAGTGCCTACAGTAGCTGCAGCAGGATTGGTTACCGAAACCCAGCCACGGGTTGGCGTATTAATTTCAGTGATAGTTCCAGCCAGCGCCGCCACTGCACCACTGACGGAACATTTTGCGGTCACCATCACTGTACCATCCACGCCGACCACCACTGAAGCAGGCAAACGCCATATCACATTATTACTGTCTTTCACGCTGCCATTAATGATGGTTGTTCCGGCAGTTCCTGTAAGAAGCAAATCAACCGTAGAATTCGTCGCGCCTTTACGTGAAATACCATTTATTTTCACGTTACTGGTCAGTGCAGCCCCATAGCCGGTTGCCGGTGAAAAACAGTTGTAGACAGTTATCGCCATATTATTGGCATCATGAATCGCCAGCGCCATCAGAGCCACCATCTGGCCGTCTTTGCTGTCCGGTTCGAGGTAGGCATCACTGCCATAAATCTGCTGAAAATAGCTAATCAGGGTGCTGAGTATCGTCTGATAATCAGGCGCACTGATCCCCTCCGCGGTTACCTTTGCAGATAAACCGAGAGAATCAAGGTTCAGAGCCATTACGCCTCCGATGTAACAGTCGTTATTCCATAAAGAGTGTCGATTTCAGAGGAAAACATGACACGTCGGGTCGTGGTATCCACCGTCGTATTGAAAGAGAGGATTGATTTAACGCCCCGCGTTTCGAGGATGCGCTTACGGATCGCTAGGTTGTAGGTTTCCGGCTTCTGCTTACCGAGTACGGACTGGATCCACGGAGTCCCCTCGGTGGTGTCGAGAAACCATTGCCCATACCACAATTCGAATCGCGTTTTTACCGCCTGCGCCACGGCCTCCGGTGAGTTAATCAGCCAGGTGTCATCACCGCTGCCAAAGGTGTAATCGCCATCGGCGTCTTCACGTCTGTATCGCATCAGTTTACTCCGTCGGTATTGCTTCCACCGCGCTGAACACCACCATGAGTGTGCGTATCATCGATTGGCTTGCCGTTAGCCTTCACGCTACCCAAAAACTCAACAGCACCAGTGATTTTTGAAGCCACACCAGAAACCACAGACCCCACCATGCCACCCATCCAGGTTAACAGGCCATGAATGGTTACTTTCTCAGAAAAATCAGCCAGGGGGGCAACCACATCAAGCCCCCCGGAGCGACAATTTTAATTTTCCTGGTATCAGGATTAAGCTCAAAATAGGTGCTGCCGTCGTCACTACGCAACTGTGTGGCACTGGTATTAATACCGCTAATCTTCCTTGCCTGCGACTGGGGACCGACAATACAAAACGCATCCGATAAATCATGCATTCTGTCATCGACCGGCTCCTGTATCCCGCCACTCTGCCACCAGAAATCAATACAACGATCGGCAAAAATCACCAAACATTCATCACCGGCTTTAACTGGAAACGTTAGCGTACAGCCTCCGCCACGCGGGAATACCACTGGCACATCCACCAGCAATGGGTAATTTTTGGTAATGCGGTTGCCGTCGTTATCAATTTCAACGTAACGGATAGCAGGCTGTACAACCGCCGTCACCGCATCAGGAGCGAATGACTGAACAATGCCAGGCAAGGCGACACGGATCTGGTTCTTTGTTGTTTCCCGTTCAGATTTAAATGTTTCGGCAAGGTCGCCGCTGCGGGTCTGGTCAGATACTGCCATTTAGTAGGCTCCAGAAAGCAAAAAACCCGCCAAGTGGCGGGTTTAAATTTTGAGAAATTTCAGCTTATGCAGTTAACGAGTCATCACCAATCTTCAGTAATTGATTAACGATTGCATCGACCTCTTCCGCATCCAGAATTACACTTCTCGCGGTAATCCGGTTGATTTTCCGCTCAAGCTTGTAATCAGAATTAACACGTTGGGCATGCGTCATTTTCAGTTTAACGCCGATTTTCTTTACTGCGTTAACATCAACATCGTTAAGTGCAGCTGCCTCACCACTACAAAAGGCCGTATAGACTCGCATGTGAACTCCACCTTTTAGTTTTTCACCATCTTGTGTAGCGGTCGGTACCAGATTGTTGGTGATCCGTAAGGCGGAATGGTACATACCATAGTATGCTCGGCTAATAGCATTTCTCGTCCACATCTCACCGTTTAGAGCCAGGGAATGCTTAGCCAATTCAAGAAAACAGGTATGCTCAACCGACATTAGAGTTCCCCGGCTTCAAAGCATCCGACGCATTCTGAATCCGCAAGCCCCGCAATAATAATCTCATCAGCCAAGGCATTATTCATCTGCGAAAGAAGCACTGGATCGTCTGTTTTGACTTCAACGAACAGCGTATCAAGTTCTGACATTACATAAAAAGCATGAGCGCCAGCAAGACGAGCGCGGTACTTTTCTGCAACGTTCATCATGAGCCGCCCAATAGTTTTTAGCTCCTGAGCATGATCTTTTTGGGTATGCAGATAATTGAGCGTGTCATACCATTTGCCCATATCTTCAGGGCGCGGTACTTCCATTGCAGTTAGCATCGGCATCACCTTTTCAAGCAAATCGATATCAACCCAGTATGCAGAAATTGTAGCAACCTCAGCCAATATCGTTGGATTAAGTGAATCAGATGCTTTCTGAATCATCACATACTGGCGAGCATGCAAACCTAAGTTACGCAGCGCAATCGTATAGTTACAAAAAGAAACTGGATCGTTAGGCGCTATTCTCAACCCCCGCTCACAGAGTGAACATCCTTCATCTATTTCACCAAGAACAAGCTTAGCTAAGCCTTCAATTGATAGCCCCTGATAACGTTCAGGTAGTTTCTTCGCTTCACGAATGATTCGATGGATTTCAAACTCACTCAGAAGGTTTTCACCCTTAGTTAATGAAGGAGTCAGAAGATCTAACAGTTCTCCTGATTTTGGCTGCGCTAAACTCATGTTTTAGTTATTCCTGGCTTTAATGAAGTAGCATATCGATGGCAATCCACCATCAAAAAGTCAGTGCAGTGTAATCGCTCGTCTCAAAAAACAACAGTTTTTAGAGCACATTTTGTTGTTTTTCAGGCGTTACGAATTTCAGGTTACCTTCACCCAGCCACTTTTTTACAAGGGAAAGATCCGATGATTTTCGGCGCATCCATGCTGTTCTGCAGAAGCTGGACATTCAGGAATCGCGTTTCGGTACCAGGGCGACGAATGTATTCAAAGCCGTAGTTGTTACCGTCTTTGGCAGGCATAAGCCCCATGTCTACTTTCAAACCATTGGTACCCAGTTCGGTGATTTTTTGAGAGGTAACTCTTTCACCGTTGATAGTCGATAACTCGCCCTGGTTTGCAACCATAGTGTAGCCACCGCATTTAACCGTGAAGCCATCCGCCCACGCGCTGCACGCAGAAAAGACAGCTAACAGAAAAATAATACCCCTCATTGCTCATCCCCTTTGCAAAGCCGATCGCGTATACAGATCCGCCGCGCCACGCGCTTCGCACATCATATCCATGTACCACGCCTGGCCCCTTGTGTCGCCAGTGTACATAATCCCGCGCACAATATAAACGCCATCCGTTGCGATGCTGGTAGGCTGCGATGTGGTGCCGCTTAGCGTGATATTTCCATCCGTGTTCTGGTCGGTGATCTGACCACCAGCCATCGCAATATCGTTGTTCGACAAGGCGGTACGATACACGGAAGCCTGATCCAGCTGAATAAGTCCGTTAACCCGGATGTTCGGATTAATAAGCGCGCGGACGTTTACGCCGTTACCGATAGTCTGCTGCGGCATGCCAATAAGCCCGGTAGCGCTGTTGAGCACAATCGCTTCATGAACATATTCGTTATTCGCCACCATCTGGCGCTGACCGTCCACGAATTGCCATGTTGCGCCACATTGCCCGGCTACGTTATCCATTAGATGCCGCGTCATGCCAAAGAGTACCCGCCCCCGGGGGAATACAGTAGCAGGCATTTCAAGCGTCAGGCCTTCGGTCGCGCCTTTGGCTTCGAAGTCTTTCATCAGCGCACGGTTTACATCAGCGACCGTGTAACCGGCAGCCAGCGTCTGTGAGGTTATACTGGTGGCAAAAGCCAGATCAGTATCTGCTGCCTGAATCAGGACGTAGGAATCAACCGGACTGTCTTTTCCTGTGACCGAGTAGCGAATTTCACCGCTGAAAATCAGTCCGTAGTTGCGGCCATCACTCTGACCCACGTCCGCCGCGTCAACTTCCCGCACGGTCCCGACGTCGCTTGCCGACACCTCCGGCGCGATACCGTCGTAACCGGCAATCAGACGCACTTTCGAAAACTCCTGCCCGGTGATTCGGTTCACAGTATCTGCCGAGAGGTTATAAATTTTGATAGTCCCTACCCGGGACGCGCTGCTGATGTTGAACCAGTCGATCGTAAAGGTGACTTTAAAATCACTTAGCTCAATTCCCTGACCGTTCCCGTCCACAAGCTGCAGCTCGAAATGTCTCATCCAGTTCTGTGACATGCTTACTCCGTTGATACCAGTAAATGGCTGCGACCGCCCAGGTCAGTTTTTGTGGGGTAATCCTGTGTGTTGTCATCACAGACCACCACCAGCTTAAAACCAAGCCCCATACAGGCGTACTGCGCCAGCAGGTCAGCACCAGTGACGAGAGGAATACCGGAGATTACCGGCTCCCCTCTGTCGTTCTGCAGGTCCATAATCCAGTACAGATCGCGCCATATGATGCTAATCCGCCAGGTGACACCACCCAGGACGATGCTGAACTGCTGGTTGTCCGCTGTCAGCGGAATTTCCTGAATTGTCATTAGCCGCCCCCCAGTAATGACGCCACGTTACCCGTGATGCTTTTCAGCAGTGAAGTATCTGGAGGTTTTGTGGTTTTGTTGCCGCTGTTCTGTACCGCCGACGTGCTGGCCCCTTCCTTCATGTTGGTTTTATCCGCGACGGTAATCTGCTGTGTCCGGGAGATAATGACCTCCCTCAGGGTGAGGACGGCGGACAGGACGTTTTCGGTTGTCTTGTCCGTCGTCACTTCCAGCGCCCGGATCAACATGTTGCTGTACAGCCGTTTACCGGTTACCACATCGAAGGGGATACGGCTTTCCTGCAGATCCAGTAGCTCCTGATACGTCTGCTGAGGACTCAGGCCGAGCAGGCTGGTAGCCGTCAGGTTACTGGCAAAATCCAGCAATGCGCCGCCACCGGCGAAACCAACCTCCATCACCACTTCTGACGGTTTTTTATAGGCATGATCAGCGACAGCGGCCCCGACCTCTACCGGATGCTCGGTTATTTCAAGCATATCTGTATGCTTCTCTGAAATAACAACACTGGGAACAATCATTCCTATTTTTCTGCTCTGCTGATGAAAAAGTGTAGAGAGAATATCCACTAACCCACCCTCACCTGATTACTTCGCATGACCTGAGCATTTGCAGACTGTTGCCGACGTGCAACCTCATTACCGACAGCGTGCGGATCTCCGCCACCGTAAATGTGGTAGGTATTTTGCTGGTTAACCTCTGTCACTTTGCCACTAATTCCCGCCACGGCAGCCTTATTAATCAGCTCCCGAGAATAGATATTTCTTCCATTCTCATGCTGGATAATGCTGCTCATCAATGCTGACATGGTTTGCGGATCGCTCATATTCAGGGCAGCCCGGGGATCCACTCCCAGTCGTTGCGATACAGCCCTGATATACGCAGTTGTGTTGTTATTATCAGACGCAGGTGCCCAGGTAGAGATAATTTTCTCCACACTGTTTATTCCCCGTCCGGCGTACAGCATTAACTGACGAGCAAGAGCCCGTAATCCATCAAAGGCAGTTTCAAATCTGGCAAATCGCCCGCCCGGGCGTTCAAGAGAAGCCCCTGCCTGACCAGCAAAATTAAGGTTTCCCGGATTGTTATTCCGTTCTCCTCGTTTCGTAGCCTGTGCATGTTGTTCCGGCTCATCATCACCAAACCAGCCGCGTACCGTCCGGCCCACACTGCGGGGATCGAATCCCCAGTGCTCTTTAATCCAGTCGGCAGTACTGTTAGCGCTGTCTGTAACCATCGGCATCGCTGACGGATTTTCGCTGCCCTGATTAAGTATCTGTTTGCCGATGCTGACGGCATCAGCCCAGCGGCCATCTTTGATAGCGTTGAGCAGGTCAGCGATCATGTTCAGCATTTTGCTGAATTCGCCCATCTGGTCGATGAAGTTGCTGAAATCCCACTTCACGGACCATGATTTGGGGTCAATATTGAGCAGTTTCGCCAACGCTTTCACCAGGTCGTTAACGGTCGTTTTAAGGTCACGAACCATCTTCAGCGCGGCATCGACCTCCGGTTTCCACTTGCCCCAGTCAATCAGGCTGTCGCCGCCTTCCTTCCAGGTCTGATAGTCCTCCCACAGGAGGGCAATACCCGCCGCCAGCGCGGTAATGAGGCCAATCGGCGACATCCAGAACGTACTGTTCAGAATGCGCAGCGCAATCGTCAGTGCGCCAAACAGCGAGATCAACTCCCGCGTTTGCTTATCCAGCGATTGCCACCAGGTGATAAGGCCTGATGTCCCCTCAATCAGTCTGAAGAACAGCCGCCCGATAATATCCCCGAGCGCCAGAATGCCTTTTATGGCTTTCGTCAGGGTCTGCTCGATACGAGGGAAGTTGTCCAGGATATGGCGGCACAGGGTGTCCAGCGAACCCGCAAGCCCCCCCGCAAGATTAGAGCCGATTTTGTCACGGGCCATGCCTGCCATCGCGCCAAACTCACGCAGGGAGGTCATAAATTTGTTGGAGCTTCTGGCCGCCTCGTCAGCATTGAAGCCGATAGCTTTCGCCATTGCGCTGTACTGCCCGGAGAAGCCACCCACACCCCGGCGCATCGCCATAAGGGTATTTTCGTCAATGCCCAGCATCTGCGCATACTGGTTAGCCCGGTAATACGGCATGCTGCTGAGTTTCTGTCCAACGCCCGTAAAAATAGCGGCCATGTCACGCATGTTACCGCTGGCATCACGGGTCTGTACGCCCAGGCGATTCAGAAAGCCTTCTGCACCGGGATTGTTACGAATAAACCGGGAGAGGCTTTCCAGAGAAGATCGCGCAGCGTCCACGCTGCCGCCAACCTGCGAAACCGCATAGCCAATAGACTGAATTCCCTGGACTGTCGCGCCGGAGCGCTGTGACGCCCAGTAAAGATTATCCAGGCCGGAGGCGATCTTAGCCGTGAAGGCCACCACGGACAGCGCAGCTCCTTCAACAGCCAGCCCCATTTTGATGACATTTGCAGTTGTACCGGCGAGGACAGAACCGAACTTTTTCGCTCCTGCATCATCCACACTGAAGCCAAGCGAGACGAGGAAATCTTTAATAGTTTCAGCGTTCAT